TAATGGGAGCGCCTTCCGGGCAACCGGAGACAGGCGGCGGGGCTGTAGCTCAGATGGGAGAGCGCTGCAATCGCACTGCAGAGGTCAGGGGTTCGATTCCCCTCAGCTCCACCAGCCGCCTCCCTAAAATCAATCACTTACGGGCAAAATCAGGGGTGTGCCAACTGGCACACCTCTGGGCACACCCCCGTGGCACGATCTGGCACGATAGTTCCGTTAGGCTCAATATCGTGCCAACCGAACTGCAATTAGTCAGGGCTCTTGGGGTGGGGACACTCTTAGGGGTTCCCTGAAGGGGCCCGCGCGCCCGCCCTCACGACACCGACGAAAAACCCAAACGACCCGCGAGCAGTCCGCTCCGGGCGCTCCCTCGGCGCGCGTTCGACGCGCCCTCATCCCTGACCGGAAGGAACCAAAGATGACCGATATTCGCGACCAGCTTCGCCGTCAGCGCGAGCTGGAGGACGAAGGCCGCGCGCTCGGCGCCAGCCGCTACCACAACCGCAAGCTCCCGTGGCGCGTCGAGGCGGGGACGGCTGACGAGGAGGCCAACCTCCCGCCGGGCCAGCACCTGCTCAAGGCCTGCGTCCTGCCGACCGCCGAGGCTATCGAAGGGTTCCTGAAGGAGGCGTGCGACCGCAAGGCGGGCCGCCTGCACAGCTCGGTCGACTTCCTGCTGCTCACCGATCCCCGCGAGGTCGCCTATCTGACCGCTCGCGTCGTCATCAACCACTGCGTGGCCCAGTCCATGCTCCAGAATGTCGCCATCAACGTCGCCGACGCGGTGATCGAGAACTTGGAGATGAACGCCTTTAAGGAGCAGAACCGCAAGGGGTACAAGGGCTACCTGAAGGCGCAGGAGGCGAGGGGCTACAGCCGCCAGCGCAAGTCGGCGGTCAAGAAGATGTTCGAGAGCGAGGGCGTCGCCCGCCACGTCGGCAAGACGGAGCGCGTCACCATCGGCACCAAGTGCATCGAGCTGCTGATCGAGGCGACCGGCCTGTTCGAGATGGAGAAAATCCGCCGCGCGAACGGCTACGCCTATACCATCGCTCCGACCGGGGCGCTGCAGGACTGGCTGGACAAGCAGCATGCCCGATGCGCGCTGCTCGCACCGATGAACCTCCCGATGATCGTCCGCCCGAAGCGCTGGCGCACGCCGTCCTATGGTGGCTACCTCACGCCGCGCCACGGCAACCGCTTCATCAAGCAGCGGAACCGCGCGTACCACGACGAAGTCCGCAATGCGGACCTCGGCAAGGTCTACGACTCGGTGAACCACATTCAGGACAGCCCGTGGCGCATCAACAGCCGCGTCCTGGCTGTGATGGAGCAAGTCTGGAACGACGGAACGAGCCTCGGCGGTCTCCCGCAGCGGAACGATGATCCGATCCCGGCCAAGCCGGTCGACATCGACACCAACGAGGAGGCGAAGGTGAAGTGGAAGAAGGCGGCAGCCGAGGTCCACGCCCGCAACGCTGAGCGCCTGTCGTCGCGCCTCGCGGTCCATCAGGGCCTCTGGGTCGCCCGGCGCTTCGCCGAGGAGGCCAGCGTCTACTATCCGCACGAGCTGGATTTCCGGGGCCGGGTCTACCCGATCCCGACGGCGGGCCCGAGCCCGCAGGGCTGCGACTGGCAGAAGTCGCTGCTGGAGTTCTCCGAGGGCATGCCGCTCGGGGCCGACGGCAAGCGCTGGCTGCTGATCCACATCGCCAACCTGTTCGGCGTCGACAAGGTGTCGTTCGACGAGCGTGTGGCGTGGGTTTGGGACCACTCGAAGGAGCTGATCGACAGCGGCCTGCAGCCGCTCGACGGCGAGCGTTTCTGGACGACCGCTGACAGCCCCTACAGTGCCCTTGCGGCCTGCTTCGAGTTCGTCGGCATGCTGGAGGAGGGCGCCGCCTTCGTCTCGCGCCTGCCCATCGCGCTCGACGGGTCCTGCTCGGGGCTCCAGCACTTCTCAGCGATGCTCCGCGACGAGGATGGCGGCCGCGCGGTCAACCTCCTGCCCTCGGATGTCCCGCAGGACGTATACAAGGCTGTCGCGAAGCGCGCCCAAGAGGTCGCCGACGAGACCCCGACGATCACCTACACGGTGGGGAAGGGCGACGACGCGCAGCAGTTCACCGTCGACAATCCGTGGCGGGGCGGCAAGATCAGCCGGTCCATCGCGAAGCGCCCGACGATGACCTACTGCTACTCGGCGACCCGCTTCGGGATGCAGGCCATGATCCACCAGACCCTGAAGGAGCTGGATCGTGACGCGGAGGGGAAGGGTGAGGGCCCGTACCTCGGCGGCGCGGACAACTACCACATGGCGATGTGGCTCTCGCACGTCCTATATAGTTCCATTAGCGACACTGTCTCTGCGGCAGCGAAGGCGATGGACTGGCTGCGCGAGGTGGCCAAGGTGGCCGCGACCGGCGGGCTCCCGCTGTGGTGGACGACCCCGATGGGGCTTCCCATCCTGCAGGAGTACAAGGCCCAGAAGGGCAGCGTCGTGCGCGCTCACTGGCAGGGCCGGAAGGTGGACCTGATGGTCCAGAAGGACACCGACGAGCTGGACAGCAGGGCCCAGGCCAACGGCGTGGCACCCAACTTCGTCCACTCGCTCGATGCGTCGCACCTTCAGGCGGTAGCTCTGCGTGCCAAGCACGAGGGCATCCGTCATCTGGCGGTGATCCACGACAGCTTCGGCACCCACGCTGCGAACACCGGCAAGCTCTCGCGCATCCTGCGCGAGACCTTCGTCGAGCAGTACAGCGAGGACGTCCTCGGCGCGCTCTACATCGAGCTGAAGGACCAGCTCGGCGAAGAGCTGGCTGCTCAGCTTCCGGCTCCGCCGACGGCGGGGTCACTGGACCTGAACGCCATCCTCTCGGCCTCTTACACCTTCGCATAATAGTTCCGTTAGCATCACTATATCGGGGGTCGGGCAATTAGTCCGGACTACTGGTCGGGAACGCTCGGCCCCTGATTTCCAACCAAAGGAAAGCACCCATGAACTTCGCACGTCCTGCGGAGCGCACCGTTGCGCGCCCGGTCCACCACATCACCGACCCCGCCATGATCCAGCGGCTCGCTCGCCAGATGGCCGACGTCCACCCCGGCACCGTCGTCGTCATAGACGGCCACAAGGAAGCCGCGCGGTGAGCCGCGCCTGCGGGTGCGGTCGAGGGTACGCAAGCCGCCACGACGGCAAATGCGGGCACTGCCGCACCCGCAGGGAAGCCGAACAGCACCGGACATGGGTCCGGAATGCTCCCAACAAATTCGGGTTTCGAGACGAGACCCGCTTCTCACAGGAGACGCTCGGATGAGCTTTCTTCTCACGACCCCCAAGCTGGTCTCGCAGACCAACATCAAGTTCGACCCGAAGGTCCTCGAAGCTGGCCATTGCGGCCTCTTCCGCGCTCCGCTCCACCTCGCCGCCGGGCTCATGCCTGAGATGGCCGAGCTGATCGCATCGGTGCCGGTGCAGGACCCCAGCCAATACGAGCTGGACATCAAAGTCCACATGCTGATGCCGGGGCAGTTCCCCTGCATCCCTAACTGGCACACCGACATGGTCGTGCGGGACGAGAGCGGCCTCCGCTTCGATCTGATCGACTCCGATGCCGAGCCCATGCTGCTCTGGATCAGCGACGGACCCGAAACGGAGTTCTTGGCCCGCTGGATGGAGATGCCGGAGCGGCCCGGTTCGCATCAGGAGATTGCGCGGTTCCTCCAGAAGGACCCGTGCCTGCACAAGCAGAGCCTGCAGCCGAATGTCTGGACCGCCATGTGGCAGGACACCCCGCACCGGGGCGTTCAGGCCAAGGCGCATGGCTGGCGCGTGTTCGCTCGCGTCACCCCGAAGGCTCTGGCCCCGCGCCGCCCGGTCACCTCCGTGATCCGGCGTCACGCCCAGGTCTACATCGACGCGGCGGAGTTCGGCTGGTGAGCTGGCGCGAACTCCTCTGCGCCCTCGGCTTCCATAGCTGGCGCGACACGCTGATCGAGGGTCAGTGGGACAGCTACATCCGGCGCGACTGCGCCTGCTGTCCCAGCAGCCACGTCGTCATGGTCGACTGAGCCCGCAATTAGTCAGGACTACTGGTCGGTGAAACTTCCCGGCCATCCACTGGAGCATTTCAATGACTTTCGATCCCACCAAGCCGGTGCGGACGCGGGATGGCCGCGCCGCGCGCATCGTCGCGACTGACCTCAAGACGACGCGACCCATCGTCGCCATCGTGACCCTCGACAGCGGTGAGCTGCTGGTCACGCGCCGCGCAGACGGTCGCTTCAACCCCAATCGGGAAACCCACGGGGACCTCGTCAACATCCCCGAGCAGATCACCGAGTTCGTCAACCTCGGCGATGCGTACGGACGGCTGGAGTTCGCCGCCAAGCAGTATCCGGGCTTCCCGGTCGTGAAGATCGTCCGTGAGGGCGACCGCATCGTCAGTTCGGAACTCTTCCCCGCGCTCGACCCGAACGCCTGATGTCACCCTCCACGATCCGTCAGCGGATCATGGGGCGCTGTTCGCTGGGGCCTCTCAAGGCCCCGGCGTTCTGCGTGCTGGACACCCTCCAGAACCACACCGCTGACGTGCAGCTCGACGCGCTCTTCTTGACCGCTGTCCTGCTCGCCGAGGGCGCAGGGATCGACCCGCATGAGCTGGTCTCCCGAGCCCGCCGCCAGATCGCCGACGGCAACGCCGTCCGCAACCCCATCCTCGAAGCAATTGCGGCCTACGCCGCTGGAGAACTGCGTTGAAGAAATTCGACTACAGCAAGCCCTTCCGCACCACTGACGGTCGGAAGGCAACCCTCGTCCGCATGCGGCCCTACGAGCGCGGTGCCATCGTCCAGATCGACGGCGATACCGGCGGCGGACGCGACTACGACCTCTACGGTCGCCACGACTGGGGCTCGATGCCTGCGCTCGTCCACGTCGACATGCTCGACACCAGCAAGCCGCTCCAGACCGTGGACGGCAAGCCGGTCACCTTCGTCGGCAAGCTCGACACCGGTCAGATCGTCGTCAACGTGACCTACCCGGACCCCTTCGGCCTCCGCAATGGCCGAGTGGCGACCGAGCTGCGCAACGCGGATGGCCGCAAGGCCAGCGGGTCGCTGCACTCGCCCGACGACGTGATCGTCAAGGTCGTCGTGACCGAGCAGTTCCGCAACATCTACGCGGACGGCACCATCGGCGAGACGGTCCACAAGACCGAGCAGGACGCCAAGGATCGCACGAAGTACGGGAAGGTCCGTGTCGGCGTCCTGAAGCAGACCCTCAACGACGGCAAGCTGGTTGCGGCCCGTCCGGTCGCCTCGGTCGCCCCGTGGTTCCGCAACTCGAGCTGCCCGAAGGGTCGCCCGGCGGTCGCCGCCGACTTCGCTCTCTGATCCTGACGATCCTGCGTCGCATGATGGAGCGCATCTACGACGCCTTGGTCGAGGAGGCTGCCACGAGCGCCTCCGAGACTGGGATCGTCGACCTCGTCCACGTCGCCCAAGCCGCTGAGCTGGGCTTCGACACCAACACCTTCACCCGAGACGTCGCCGAGCTGGCGGACGTGATGGCCTACGTGGCCAACTAGGAGACCTATGGCAGGCAAGTACCAATCCGGCCCCAAGTTCGTGACGCCGCGCGCGCCGTCGATCTGGCCGAACCTCAACACCCCCGACACCAAGCACAACGCCGACGGTGTCTATGACTGCAAGCAGGAGCTGCAGCTCGACGATCCCATCGTTCAGAAGATCAAGGCGAAGGCGACCGAGCTGGCCAAGGCCGAGTACGAGCGCATCCTCGAAGAGAACCCGTCGTTCCTCACCGAGGAGGCCTATGAGGCCAAGTGCAAGGAGCTGAAGGCGGCTGGCAAGGAGCGCCTGATCGAGAAGCTCAAGGTCGTCCGCTTCGTGGAACCGCTGCGTCCCGAAATCGACGACGACGGCGAGGAGACCGGCACGGTCATCCTCAAGGCGAAGCGCAAGGCCTCGGGCGTCTACAAGAGCGGGCCCAAGACCGGCCAGCGCTGGGAAGCCAAGGTCAACATCTTCAACAACAAGGGCGTCCAGCTCAAGAACCCCCCGAAGATCGGCGGCGGTTCCGAGGTCAAGATGTCCATCGAACTCAAGCCCTACTATGTGGCTGGCACCGGCGACGTCGGCTGCTCCTTCAACCTCGAAGCGGTGCAGCTCCTGACCTTGGTCCAGTTCGGCCAGCGTGACGCTGCTGGCTACGGCTTCGGCGCGGAAGAGGGCGACGACCTCGACGACGATATGGGCGGCGGCTTCGGCGACGAGACCGGCGGCGCGGCTGACGAGGACGACGAGTTGTGATCGTCGGCGCTCTCATCGGCTTCATCGTGTGGGTGGTGGTCTTCCTGGCCGCCAACTGGCGCATCGTGACCAACACGAACGCGCTGTCGACCACGCCACTGCCGACCTTCATCTTCGTCGAGGCCGCGTTCTTCGCTGCTGTCGGCGCGATGATCGGCCTGTTCATCTGACGAGACATGGCGGGGGCCTTTCGGGGGCTCCCGCCTATTGTCGTTTGAGCGGCACCCTTTCGTTCTTCCTGCCCATCGACCCGATGCCGACGCCCAGGCCCCGCGCCCGGTGCATCACGCCGAAAGGCCGTCGTCCCATCGTGTCGATGTACTCCCCCAAGGAGTACCAGCTCTGGCAGCAGGAAGCTCTCGACCTCCTCAACGCGGAGTTCTTCGGTGAAACCGGGGTAGCGTTCGAGGGCCCCGTCGAGGTCACCCTTCTGGTCAGCGTCAGCCGACCGAAAACCACCAAGCTGTCCGCCCCGAAACCCGACGTCGACAACTACGCCAAGGCGGTCCTCGACGCGGTCACCAAGGACGGGCGCGTCTGGCACGACGACACTCAGGTTGTGACCCTCTCCGCCACCAAGGCGTGGACCACCGGCACCCCCGGCATCCACGTCACCATCAGGAGCCTGTGAACTACAAGCCCATGACCCGCATCGGGTTCATCGCGATCCACTGCTCGGCCACGCCGGGCGACAAGGCTC